TTAGCATTCACTCAATGCAAATCCGAAGTCGTCACTGGACACTTGAGCGGCTTCGTTAAGCCGCTGGCGTAGTGCAGCAGTCAGCTGTCGTTCGACTTCCCATGGATCCGACAGGGCGGCTAGCTGTGGTGCCAATTGTGGCGACAGACTCATCAGCGAATGATTGAGCGAACGTGCCGTTTCAAAAGCGGCTTTCCGCACAAAGCTGATTTCCACCAGTTCTCCCTGCGCTTTGCGAAACTCCATCTCAGCCATACGCGCCAGGTAATGCTCGCGATGCGCTCGTGCTTTCTGAAAGTCCGGGGTCTGCCCTTGCGCGGGATCAACGGGCGGCGGCGCAGCCATGTTGGTCGGTTCGGATTGTGCAGCGACGTGGCTGTACACATCACGCTGAAGCCGCTCCTGTTGGTGGCGAGCAGCGACGGCAGCCTTGCTCGGGTCAGCGGTATCGCGGATCAATGCTTCGGTGGCCAGAACGTCGACCTGCTTGCCATTGGGGGACAGGACCAGTCGACCGTTTTCCTTCAGCCAGGTGATGTAACTCGGCGACCGTCCGATGTGCGCAGCAAAGGCGCTCTTTGACAGGTACGTAGCTGTGCTCATAAGCCCTCCTTTTCAGCGGCTTTTCAATGAATCCTTTCAAGATTTCAGTGGATTGAAATTTCAGTAAGCTGGCGGGTCTCCCACTAACACGATCCCGCGGGTTTCCGACCCCGTGTCCTTTGAAAGTCCTCAGGGTCCCCGGCGCTTTCTGGGCCATGCTCGTTACGCTAATCTCCACCACTGCCCCTCCAACGCATCAAGGACGAAACGTGTTCTGGAATAGAGAAAAGAAAATTCGAGTTGAGCTGACGGCTCCAATAACCATCACCCAACCAAATTGCTCAGGCCCGCAAACGCCTACTTCGCTAGCTCCGGTTACGAAGGCAATAGACAAAGACTTTGCCCTGAAGCTATTGATCGGTATGGCGCTATTCCTGCAGGCAGCTCTCTTTGTCGATGGCTACCTGGAGCTCGCCGCTTACTTCGAGCAGTTCGGCATCTCGACAGGTGAGCTTGATTTGGCGAACCCAACGATTCTGGCTGCGGGTTATGTGCACTGGTTCACCACAGTTATGGGTTGGGTTGATGGAAGGCCAATCATTGGACACCTCCTGCAATGGCTCCCATTTGTTGTCATTGCTGCAGCGTACGTATACGCACTTGCCACTCAGGAAACGAACACGCAGTCCCTCATCGAAAAGGGTCTGATGGGGAGTCTTGCCCTCTTTGTAGTATTCGTATTACCCACCATCGGGGTAAAGCATGGTGTTGACAGAGGCAAGCAAGAGGTCCGTGAAATGGCTGGTATCGAGGTAGCGGGCGGGGTAAGCCAGGTTCATAGCGTCGTAACCAAAGAAGGAGAAAGCATTACCGGCTACCTCGTGGTAGCAGACACCAAAAGTGCTTTCCTTCTCTCGAACCAGACGGTCTACAAAATCGACAACAGAACAAACCGGGTGATGAGAAAAATACTGCTTCAGGCAAAAACAAAAAAAGCTCTCTAAGCATCAAGTGCTAAGGACCTTACGCACTTCGTTTGGAAAGACGGACATCCCTGCGAAGGTTTCAGCTAGAGAGAATCCGCGAGTTCGATAACCCGTGTAGGGGGCGGCCCTCAGGGAGGACCCGTAAAAATCGGCGGCCTCCCGGGTCTGCCCGGCTCATGCCTTCGGCTCGGCCTCGCTCAGGTCCAGCCGCTTGGCGACCCAGCGTTCGTACAAGCCGATGGCGACGTCCGCTCCGGCCATCGCGGTCAGGCAACCCAGGGCGCCCGCTGTCCAGATCGACAGGCCTGCGCCGAACAGCAAGATCATCGCCGACACGCCGCAAACGATGCAGGCACCGGACCGAAGTGCTAGGCGGCGCAGCAACGCCCAGCCTCGCGCCCCATCCTTGTCGGCGCGCCACATCTCGCCGGAGACACCGCCAACCAGGGACAGGGCAATCACCAACCAGATCGGCATCTCTGCCAGTGCCTGTTGCTCGTTCGTCATTGCCCTGCCCCTTAAACAAAAAGACCCGGCGCAATGGCCGGGTCAGGTGGTGGGTGGCCTGCCGCGCTTTGCGGTCGCACCCATCGAAGATGGCCCCTTTTTACAGGTCGATTCTGGTGGCAGCAAGACCGTTTTAATGCCATCCGGTGAATGTGTGGGTGACGCCCGGTGAACGGCTGGCGAATGTCGGTGAATATCTATCCCGGCTGTCTTTTGCTTTTCAGGCGTCCCATGCGTCCCACCTCTCTAAAAATAGGTGGGACGTCCGAAAGCCCCGTAGATAGGGGCTTTGCCCCACCGTCCTACTTTTAACTCTCCTTTCTCGTGTATAGAGAGAATATTTAAAAACACGCGTGCGCGTGAACACGCGCATTGATGCCCGCTACGCATACACGGGCGGGTGGCATGAAAAAGGTGGGACGGCGGGACAACCCAACAACGACGCGGCCTGCGCCCGTCCCACCACCGCAAAAAGCGGTGGGACGGAGGCAGGCCAGTGGGACGGCGTGAGCCACAGTAATGCCCACGATCAAGCCGCTTCCCCCAGGAGGAAGTGCTCGACCACGATGTGGGCGTCATGCAGGCGCTGGTAGTAGAGGTTGCGTGTACAGCCACTCTCAGCCAGACGCGCAGTCAAGGGCGCATCAGGCTGGAAGTAATGCACCTGCACCACTGTCATCAGCTCAGGATCGAGGCGTTTCTTGACGATGCGCTCGATGTCTAGGGAGGCTTCCAGCGGCACCCTGCTCCCGCGCCTTCCGCGCACAAGCTGACCACCACTCTCCATCATCATGGCGACCATGTTGCCGCCCGAATAACCAGGGGCCACCTCGTCGCTGTGCAGCTCCTGCGCCCATTGCTTGAGGGCCATATCGATTGCCTTAATCATCGAAGCACGGCTCCTCGAACTCAGGTTGTTCCAGCGCAGGCGCCCTGCCCCAACCCTCCGGTTTCTTGTACGCCCAAGGCCGCTGGCCGCTCTTGCTCAAGGCGCCCAAACGGAACCGTCGCCACCCCAACCGATGCAGGATCGCTCCCACACGCATCTGCTCCGGTTTACCCCAATGACCGGGATCGAGCTTGAGCGCCTGACTCATCACCTCACTGCCGGTGGTGGTTTCGCCGATCTGCGACTCTTCGAGCCAGGTCAAGATGGGTGTTTCCCATTCGTCCACCACGAAGCGTTCGTCCTGTTCCTCGCTGAACATCGGCGCTTCCTCTCGTGTTACCCACCAGAGGTCGCCGGCCTCAAAGCAAAACATCGCTTCGGCCCACAGCTGGTCGCGGATCTCGCGCAGCAAAGCCACGTCGACCTTGGTACAGGCCACCGGCCAATACCGGCGGTTGCCGGTGGCGTCCTTGAGGTACTCGTCCTGGTTAGTGGTCCCGACGAAAACACACTGGCGTGGCACGTCCAGCGTTCTGCGGCCATAGCTTTCGCGGTAGGTGTCAGTCGATGCCGAGAAGAACTGCTTGGCCTTGGTGCTCTCGGCCTTGTTGAAGCTGTCCAACTCGCCGAGCTCGACGATCCACTTGCCGCGGATCGCCTGAAAGCCGTCCTTGTCACCGAGCGCAAACGGCGTGTCCATGAACCACTCACCGCCAAGCACGCTCATCGCAGTCGACTTACCGGCGCCTTGTACGCCTTCGAGGATCATCACCGAGTCAGCCTTGCAGCCGGGTTTCATCACCCGCGCCACGGCCGAAATCATCCAGCGCTTGCCGACCTTGGACGTGTAATCGGTTGCCTTCACCCCCATGACATCGGTCAACCAGCGCTCCAGGCGGGGCACACGATCCCATTCCAGCTTTTTCAGGTACTCGCGCACCGGGTGAAAGGCCTGGTCGTGTGCAACCACGCTGACAGCCTCGATCACGTGCGAGGACTTCACACGCAGGTTGTACTGCTGCGCGAGCCACTTCATCACGCGCACATCATCAATGTCGGCCCACTCACCGGTACCGCCGCCATAAGGAGCAGCACGCAGCTTGACGATCTTCGAGCTGAAGGCGCAGTAGCTGATCACCCCCGCCCAACGTTCGTCGTGAGCCAGGATGAGTTCGACGTTCTGCATGTGCGCGATCAAGGCGCCGCTCTCACTGCGGGCCAGTTGATCTTTCCAGCCACCAGCAGCCGGCGGGCGCACCACGGCTAGAACCTGACGACGCACCGCCTCAAGACCTTCGGCGACGTGCAGGTCGTTGAAGTCGGTCCACTTGTCATGACGCTCGATAGAGAAGATCGGCGCAACGACCTGGGCACCGACGATCAGCGCGGCGTTGCAGGCCTTCTCCTCACCCGGGTTCCACGCATCGCCGTTGGGCTTGGTGGTTTTCCAGTCGTCATCGCGGCAAATGATCAGCGGGCAGCCGGCGAAGCGTTCGCGCATGGCCTTGCACACGGCGAGCAAGTTACCGGCATCAAAGGCTACGGCCACAGCGAGCGACGTCGCCATGTGCAGGCTGGCGCCCGTGGCGTAGCCCTCACAAACCAGCACCGGTTCACCCGGCTCCGGGTGCGGACCAAGCAGGTGGAATGTGCCCTCCTTCGCCATGCCGTAAGGCCAGTAGGATTTGTCGCGGCCGGTGTCTTCCTGCTTGTTCGGGAAGATCACCTGCAGGCCCATGATCTGATCACGAGCATTGTTCATCGGGACCAGTACCGCACCGGTGCGCGGCGCGTAACGCACCTTGATACCGACGATCTGCTTGCGGTCCAGGTATTCGCTGCGCCCGGTGGTCGGCATGCGCTCAAACAAACCCTGCGCCCTTTTCGCGGCCCGCCGCGCAGCGTTACTCGCGATTTCGGCAGCGCGGCGCTTGGCTTCCTCCTGGCGGGCGCGCATCACTTCACGCTCTTCAGGCGACATGCGGCCGGCCTTGACCTTGATCTTCTGCGTCTCGCCCGAACGCCAGTCACCGAAGGCGCCAAAGATCAGGGTGTCGCCCTTCTCCGTGCGCTGCTCGTGCACCACGTACCAGCCGTTCTTTTCCTTGCCCTTGTCCTGCGATGTCTTGCAGCGGGTCAGCTTGCCGAACACCAGCGGTTGCGCTGGCTCCAGACCGTAATCGGCGAATTGGCCCAATACCTCATCGAGCATGCTGAATCCCCCGCTCAGAGAGGGACTGACAGCTGATGCACTGCGAGCAACCCGGCTGGGCCAGTCGGCGTGCTTCCGGAATCGGATCGTCACAGGCTTCACAGAACAGCAAAGAATGGGCAGCGCTTTCTGCTTTGGCAGCGCTGCGCGCGGCCATGGCCTGATCGATGCGTTCCTGCACCAGATCATTAGCGAAATCGGCGATGTCAGCCACGGTCAGCACCTCGCGTCGTCTGGTTGACGTAGGTGGCGCGGTTGAACAACCCGAGCAGCCCTTGAATACCCCGGAACACCTGCAGGCGAATCGCCGCCAGTTCCTGATCAGTCACCACACCGTCGCCGATGCTCTTGGCCCAGGTCTCGGCCAGATCCGCAACCTGGCGGAAGTATTCGGCGATACCCGTCGTGAGGGTCTCGGGCATATCGTTGGTGTAGGTGTCGGCCAGCTCCTGCCAGACCGTGTCACCGACCAGCGCATGCACCGCATCCAGAATGCGGCGGTCCTTGGTCAGTTCGAGGATCTCGCCGAACTCCTGAATGTTGATCGAGTGGCTCGGATGAGTCGGCGACAGCTTGTGCTGCAACGTGGTCGGGTTACGACCGGTGGTGGCGGCGATGGCCGCAGCGCCACCTGGGTATTCGCGAGCGGCGTGGTACAGCGCTAAATCGAGCGGCAGGATTTCCCGCTGCGCCCGTTCCAGAGAACTCAGAGCGATTCGGCTCATGGCATTAATCCTAAAAGTTGCCAGTGCCGCGCGACAGACGTTGGTGATACATTTGTCACGTGGCTTGGTATGGCCCAAAAGCCGGCGAGGTTCTCTAGACCAACACCGGCACCGTGCCGGGGCGAACAATCCGTTGTTCACCCCTGGCGCAACAGCTGCCAGCTCTGTGGTAAGAACGGCAGCAACACCAAGGCTTCCGAGCCTTGGAAACGCGATGAAGGTCGGCGGCATGTGGTGTGCTCGCCTTCTGACATCGCGACCCGATAGCATTGTGGTGATGCTTCCGGGAGAAACTGGGCGACCCTTGGGTCGCCTTTTTTCTATGCAGCTTTGGACGGTTCATTCACCGGGGGGAAAACCTCATCAAGAGTGCACATGGCCCCGAGCTTGTTGAGAGCAGCGACGATGGATCTGCACTCCGCTAGTCCCGCAGTTCGTCTCCCGGCTTCGTAATTGCTTACACGTGCTTGGGTCCATCCCAAAGCGACCACTAAATCCCGCTGCTTGACGCCTGCCTTCTCTCGATGGTGAGCAATTAAGTTCATAACGTTCTCCAATAATCCGACGCCATCTTAATCACGATACGCAGACATTTCAACACGCAAAGTGATGATAAAGAATTTCAGTGCGTGGTAAAAAAAGCACATGAACACATTAGGCTTACGAATCAAGCAATACCGCAAAGCTAAAGGCATGAGCCAGCAAGCTCTTGCATACGCTTGCGGGTGGGAATCGCAATCTCGCATAGGAAACTATGAGAAAGGCGCTCGCCAACCCAACCTTCAAGATCTAGAGAAAATCTCGGCAGCGCTTGGGGTGTCCTTCCCCGACTTAGTAGCAGGACGAGACCGCTCAGAAATTGAGTCATATCCCGACGTCATCCAAGGCCGAGTACGATCCGAAGATCGCTTGGTCGCGCAATACGGACGCTCGCGAGATAAGGGGCAACCTGTTAGTAGCAATATCGGCTGGGCTAAGGATGGAAAAGTACCGGTGTTAGGAAACGCTCAATTAGGAAATGAAGGTTTTTTCGAGGCGCTTGATTTCCCGCCTGGACACGGCGATGGCTACTTAAATATTCATAGCGACGACCCCGATGCATATGGTCTGCGAGTTACTGGCGACAGCATGATGCCGCGCATAAAACACGGCGAATTCGTACTCATAGAGCCCAACAAAAATTTCTACAGCGGAGATGAGGTTATGGTTCGTACGTCCTCGGGGCGGACCATGATCAAAGAATTTATTTATCTGCGCGATGGGATGTACAGGCTGGATAGCGTCAATACAGATCACGAGAGCATCCACTTACCAGAACAAGAGGTCGAAGAAATTCACCTCGTAGGCGGGATTCTCAAATCATCACGGTTTCTTCATAGCGCCGCCACGCCATAAGCACAATATGTGTTGACACGAATAAGCACGTTGCGTGATATTTGCCTCACTCTTTACCACAGAGCGAGGCAATACCTATGCGCACCACCGCAACCTTGCATGTCCATCCGGCATGCGTCAGCAATCGCAAACTGATCGAACAGCTGCAGCTCGCCACGGGCTGTCTGGTCATCATTCATAACAGCAAACCCAAGCTTGTCGGCAAGTCCTGCCAGCCCTCTCCTATCGATCCAAACGGTGGAGGGCACGCGGCATGATCAAGTACAAGATCGACAACCGCACCCTGCAGTTGCTCAACGCCCAGGTCAACCTGACCGAGACCTTCAACCATGTCCTGCGCACAGCACCGAAGCGTGAATGTCTGGCATTCCGTCTCAAGGCTGAACGCGGCACCGTGGAAAGCACTTTTGTCGTGGAACTGGGCAGCGAACGCCACACGCTGACTCTGCAGAACGACAAGAGGATGCACCTCAAACTGGCCGACTTTATCGAAGAGATTGCCAACGGTCCGTTCGACACGAGCAACTCCAGCGACCTGGTGCATCTCCCACATACCGATCGTCAATACGGCCGCTTTGAAGTCCAGGACAAGCAGCGCGTGTTCGAACTGGTGCACACCGGCGGCGTGCTGAGCCTCGACATGGGCCTCGAACTTCCCCTGCATGTGGCCCTGCATCGCACTCATACGCGCCGCGGCGTCACCGCCATCTTGAGCATTGGCAACAAGAATCCGCATACGCGCTGCTTCACCCTGTACGACCCCGATGCCGAGATCTACGCAAGGCTCATTGAGTCCATCAACCACCTTGCTGCAGCGGCCACTCCTGCTGCGCATGCTGCTTGAGGAACCTTTATGGAACGCACCCTCGCCCAAGCAGCCGCTCAACTCGGCCTCACTCGCCCCAAACTGATCGCTCTCATGCGGGAAAAAGGTTTGCTCAAGGGAAACCTGCCGACGGACCCGAAGCGCTACAAAGCGTACCTGCGGGTCAAGGACAGCCCCTGGTACGACGAGAAGTACGGCCTGCAATACAGTCAGTCGACCCGGGTCAAGCAAGCCGGCCTCCGCTGGCTGGCCGAGCAGTTGGACATTGATCTTCCTGCCATCCCGGCAGATCGCCGTGACTTGGCCTAGGGAGTACGCCCGCCAGATCGTTGCCATGCGCACACGCGAGGAGCGTAACGCCGCGCTCCTCGAAGTGCCCGAACATCTGCGCGAGCTGACCAGACGCCACTGCCTGAACGCCTGGAACCACCCGGCACGACAACAACGCAAGGAGGCTCGACAAGGCCATGAGTAACGCTGCACAGAATCCGCTTCGCCTGCATCCGGCGCCCGAATCGGCCACCGTCGAACTGCTGTATCGAATCTTCGGTGACGTCCTGATCCCACTGGAAAAAGTCCGCGAGCAGTACTTTCGCAATCTCAACGAGCAATCGTTCGTGACGGAGATCAACAGCGGCCGCATCCAGCTTCCCATAACCACGCTGGACACCAGCCGCAAGGCCCTCAAATACGCCCACATCCGGCACGTCGCCTCGCTGATCGATATCCGCGCCTACAAAGCCGACGAGAGCATGCAACGCCAACAGGGCGAACCCATACAAGCAGAAGCGAATTTAGAAAGGAATAAACATGGAAATTCATAG